TAATATGATAGAGCCTACTGCAAGCTCAGTGGTAAATGCAGTACCAGATCCAGTAATGGAAGTAGAATCTGTAGCCGCAGTAATTGTACCAGTCAATGCAGTGTCAGCGTAAGTTGAAGAGTCTGCAAATGAAACTTCTAATGAGTTTCCGATAGCACCTGCATATTTTGCAGCCCACATACCATTTGTGCATTGACCTGTACTGTGGTTATTATCATAGTCATCATCGTTTTCAATCAACACGCCAGCAGTTGCGCCAGCATTTAATGATGCAGAGTTGATTGCTCTTACTACTTTTAATGTACTTGTATATGCTAAAAATGATGCAGCAGCAAACCAAGTTCTTTCAAACCCACTGGGCGGCCGACCAAATCGTTGCACTAGATCATTTTCAGAGCTAATGGTAATTGGATCATTCGCCGGTCCCCACGAGAATATTCCTGCAGTACCACCAATAGAGGTACCAACCGCAGGAACAACCGAAGTGAGGTCTTTTTCTGTTACCTGAACGCCAGGTGATAGCTGAAAAGCCATATTTATTCTCCTCGTTAAAATCAGACAATATTTATTGTTTTTTTATATATAGTCTGAATATTTATAACAATTAATATTTGAACTCAGATTTCTTTAATTTTCTCTCATACTCATCACTGAGTAGCCAATAGTCCCCGCCTGCAACCCATGCGTCTGGACTGTCGGTTCCTTTTTTAATAACGAAAGGAGTTAAGTTTTGAGTGATGTGTTGCATTTGTTGATTGTAGATTACTTCTCTTGTATTTACATTTACTAACTCTTTAAAGAAAGGCATTGTAGATAGCCATCCGAAAAGAACCATACACATTACGCAATCATCATTGTAACCTTCATCTGCTTGATATGTGTTTCCTTTTTCGATAAAGGTTGATATTTCATTTATTATATCAGCGTCAAATACTAAAAGTTTTGACTCTTCCATAAGAGATTTTAAACTAAAACACCCTTGTCTCTTTACTTGTTTAGAAGTATTTACACCTAGTCTCGTTGTTTTTCCGAATCCTGGTGAAACATACTGTCTTGATTTTTCTGTTACTGTACTAAAGATATTGTCATACTCAATTTCTTCGTGTAATATTTCTACTACCTGCCCTCCAATATCATTATTTTCAATAAGTATAAACGCTTTGTTGTAGTCTTCTCCTATTTTTGCTATTACATTAGGATACAGCATCGGTGCTATTTGATTATTTCTATACTTTGCTACTACTTTATACGGCATTTCAGTTATGTCAAATACAACAAACGCTGAGTAGTCTCCTCCTATTCCTCTAGCAGTATCTACAGTAATACAATAAAAATGATTTTTTATTGGGACTTCATATATGTCAACACCAGTTCCATCATTTTCATATAATGACTCTTTGGAGCTTAGTGATCCTATAGTTCTTGCGTTAATCAGAGTATTAGATGAACCAAGAAACTCACATAATACTTCCTGATTAAACTTTAGCTCACCTAAAAGTTTAAATTGTTCATCTGCCCACTTTTCATCTCTACCAGGAATTTCAGTATAATGGATGAACATATTTTTGAATCCATTAGTACCTTTCTCTGACTCATTCCAAAACTTCCAGAAATGATTATATCCTAACGGTGTTGATGTCAATAGAATTTTAGTAGTATCACCAGCAGAAATTGTTGGGTATACTGAAGCGAAAAACTCATCTGCAACATTGTTTGGAATGATTGCTGCTTCGTCAATGTATAGCCAGTTGACAGATTTACCACGAATGCCTGATGTAGTTGTCGCTGCTGTAAATACTCTACAGTTGTTTTCTAATTCAACATCTCCTTTGTTCCAGGTCTTTACACCTTGCTGCATCCATATAGGCAAACTTTCATACATTGTTTGATAACGCAACAGAACTTCTCTTGCGGATGCAGTTTTATTTGCCATGATTGCAACAGTTTTGTCAGCATTAAATATCGTATAGTGTAAAATGCAGGCTGCTGACGTTATAGTCTTACCTTGCTGTCTTCCTTCCATAAGAAGAGCTTTCCGCTCACTCATAATGAACTTGACTTTTTCTCGTTGACATGGATATAATATAAAAGGCTGTAATCCTCTATCCAAGGTCACAATCATGCAATACGTTTCAATAAAATATATAGGATCATCCTGACATTTCAAATATTCTTTAATTTGATCTTCAGTAAAATCGTGCTTATGTCCGATAGATTTTAAATTAGGATTGCCATGGTATGATGTTTCTTCATTCATGGTCTATTACTTGCTCATCTTTTAAAGCTCTGAGTAAGTCTTTAGTACTACCAACAAATAAGTTATTGTTTGTAACCGCACTTTTAGACTTAACCTCTTCGCCTTTGACTTTTTTTGCTTTGTCTTGTATTTCCATCATTGCATTCGCATTATCTTGCAACCCTTTAATCAACTGACCTGCAACTTCATATGCTCTGGGTTGATCACTATTTCGTGCAATATGCATTATGCCTTTAATTGCTTCATCACTGTATTCAGCGGTTCTTTTTAGAATATCTCTAGCTTCTTGAAAATCGTCTTCAAGATTTTGATCTGCATCTGGTGCAGGCGTCGGTAAGTTATTTTCTTTTCTAACTTCTTTTAAATTTGATTCTAATGCTTTTGTTTTTTCTTTTGTATCAAACGCATTATCTAAACTATCAAATGGGCTATTCACATCATTCCCCAAAACTTTCTAATATTGTAGTTATAAAATCAAAATCATCTGCTGGAGTTAGTGTTGAATCTGTTACTCCATTTTTTCCTGCTGTAGTTGACACCTTAACGCTCAGTGTATCTAATTTATCATTCTCGTATAATTGTGCAATTGATTCTTTGATAATTGATTGATTGCTAACAAGACCATAAAAATTCAATCTCATGGTAAAGTTTAATGTCCATATAATACTTTGTCTATCAGCAAAGTCTCCTTCATAGTTATCATCATAATCTATTCCGTCAAGAGTTATTTTTATATCTCTTTTTATGTTTAAAGACGGCATTTCGTTGACCGTTACATTGAAGTCAGGATTGAAAAACGGTAGAATTTGTTCTATTATTTGCAACCCATCTTCTTGATTCTTCGCAAAAACATAAAGTGAAACTGACATATTGTAAGGAGTAGACACAAATGATGTTCTCACTGTGTTTGCATCATCACCTACCCCTACAGCCTTATTCCGTTGTACTGGAGAAACCTTTCGTGCAGGATCATAAGTAAGTTGCTGTATTTCAAATCCCATTCTAGGAAGAACTATAGCGACTTCACCTCGAGACGCTGCATCTGGTATTAATGCAATTCTTGACAAGAATTTTTGTTTAGTGGAGTATGCCAAAGGAACTCGCATCACTTGAGCAATATTTCCAGCAGTATCATCTCTAGCTACACGAATATTATTGAAAACCATTCCGAATGCTACTATGGCTTTTCTAATATGTTCATGGTAAAATTGTACATTTTTAAACATTATAGTTCACCAAACGGATTAACTTCTGAGAAATCTAATATATCGTATGCTTCATTTTCAGTAACAAAATTAGTATTATCAGAAGTTGAATTTGACTTGGTAAGAGCGTAATCTTCTAAAATTAATGAAGTGCCATCTTCTTGTAATAATAATTCTCCGCTTTCCAAAAAGAACTGATACAAGAACATATCTATATTTTGTTCTGTGTAGATGTTATCAATTGCAGCAATTCCAGTATTAATAACTTCAGAGCTATACTCAAACAGTTCACACTGCAAGCTGAAAACATAAATTTTTGCTAACTGGTAGAAAGGATTTTGAAATTCTACTAATTTTATTTCAAACAATGATCCAGTTAATGGGAAGTATAATAAATCACCCTCAGCAGGACGAGCGGCTAGTGTAAATGTACCACCAGAATTCGCTGTTAAGTCTTCCCATCTTCTTTTTGCTAATATGAATGTAGCTGTATCTCTAATCTCAATGCCGAATTTACTAAATAAATCTCCTTGTCCTTCAAATCCTTCTATATTCTCTAAGTACATCTCTAGAGGATATGCTTGAGTGAATTGAGACAAAGTATCTTCATCAAAAATAGAATCTACATCTACTTGTGTTCTTGGGATGTAAAATATATCGTGGCCATATATTTTCAAACTTTCTATGGTCAGGTCTTCTACTAAAGTCTGCTCAGAAGTAGTCCCAGAAGTTTGTCCGCTTTGAAAATAGAAATTTGTTGGCATATGATATGTTACCCTACATAAAATGAAGGTGGAAGTTCATATCGTGATTGCATTTCATCTTCTATTGAATTGATTTCGGTAATTGCCTCTTCAAATATTTTATCACCGTTGAGAGTTACTCCGCCCGGTAATTGAATGCCCCCAAATTTTTTCATGTTTTCTCCCCACTGCCTCTTAATAAGAGCGGTGGCATATTTCTTTAAAAACATGTCATCATACACTTCAGCATATTCAGCTGGATCTAAAATCGCATATGCTTCAGCTACAACATAATCTCCGGGATTAAATGTCTTGTCCCAGTCAGTATCTATATAAAGTCTATTTGTTTTTCTATTCCATCTAATCTGTCTTTGGCTGACTAGCAACTGATTTAATGTTGACAGATGTGACTGAACAACACTATAATAAATCATGTCAGCGCCCATCAAATTATACAAGTCATTTTGTCTAAATTGATATTGCAAGTCAAAGAGATTGCCATCTTTAGTATTTGATGTAGCAGCCCCACCAAAATTAAACAAACGAACAATTCCAGTAATACCGTTACTAATAGGGATATATTTATTATCCATATCTCCTGCAACATACGGGGTAGTATCTAAAACCGCAGTTGATCCTGAAGAAGATCCTGTAATAGTTTCACCCGCTTGGAATGTTCCTTGAGTGTCTTCAATCGTAAGAGTAGTTCCAGTTCCAGTATGTACCGCAGCAGATGCTCCTGAGGTTCCACCAACAACTACATCAATAGAGGTGAAAGTTGCACCGACTGATGTAGTTAAGTTTAATGTTGATCCAGTGATCTTATGCTGCACATATGTTCGTTCCGTACCGTCGAAGTGATATTCCTGCCACAGTTGCAGTGCATCATCAATCCGATCATTGACTTGATCATCGTCAACATTAATTTCTATTACAGGAAAGCCTAACCTGCGCTTACAGTAATCGATGAGTTGTTGTCTTGTTGATAATGCCATTAAGATGTCCTTATGGTGCCCATAGTGTTATTTATAATAAAAGTACTTATGGTGATTCTGGCCAATCACTTTCTTTTAAATATGGAAAATTTTTATGTTTAGTTATGTCTCTAAGACTTTGACGATATAACCGCCATTCTTCTGGGGCCTGATTAGAAGTTAATAGCCCACTGTTGTCTAATGCTCTGATAGTTACCCAATCAGACGCTGTTAGCAATGCATTTCTTTTAATTCTAACTTCGTCAGCAGAT